TATTAGGAGCACCCGCCATAGCAATACCATAACGATAGGCTTTATACGGACTAGAGTTATCTAAATCCGGATGGATGCGTACATTTGGTAAAGCATTTTGCACATCTACGCTAAATGCAGTAGCTTCTTCTGCTATAAATTCTTTGGCTCTCATTGCTCTTATCCTTGCGTTTGTTTCTTTAATTAGATTAAAGGCACGTAAATTCTTTGCGGGTGTATTCTTATTTACATCAACTGTAGTGTTTTGTTTTGTAATAGTTCCTACTCCGGCGGCATCTTCTGCGGTGGCTTTTTCTTTCTTAGCACGTTTAACTTTTTCAGGATGCTCACCTACTGCGGCAACCACGGTGTCAAAGTAATGCTTGCCGTTTACACGTAGGTCTGGATCAGTGCCAGCCGCGGCATAAAATGCTGCCATATCTCCTGCACGAGCCGCAGTGCGCAAAGCTGTAGCTGAACTTACTCGTGGGCTAGGTACATGTATAATTTTTGCAAATTTATAATACCCATGATTACTTTCTTTTCCGTTATAATCCATTAACAGTTTACCTGCCCATGCCCAGTCAGTTGCATCTGTAACATAAGCAATCGTAGCGCCTTCGCCTACATCGGCATAAATTTTAGCGGCTAGGGTAACTACACTAGTTTCTCCTAAGATATGTCCTTTAATTTCAGGATCAATAGCTGTCATCCACGCTGTTTTAACATCAAATGTTAAAGGATCATTTGGACCAATAGTACTAGGATTGGTACCAATGTACCATTTATGTCCTGCATGTTTTACAGCTGACCATACTTCTGCATGCCCTTGATGCGGAGGGTTGAATCGTCCAAAACAAAAACTTGCTGTGGCCTTATGATGTGATTCAAATAACTGTCTTAAATTCATTTTGGAGTCCAACTGGTAGGTACAAACTTTACATTACCATATTTATGCTTGCCCGGTTGAGCGTATCTTACGTTGCCTTCGCCGTGAGTATCCCATATATCTGGTTTAGGCTGTGCTTCTAAAGCACCATGCTGTTGATCTTTTACATGACGTAATTTTTTCATCAGTTCCCAGATAGCACTCAACGCTGTGCCATGATGTTGTGCCATAGCTCGTATATGTTCAGCTTTTTTAGCACTTATTTTATTTGCAGGATTTGACATCCATTGAAAGAACATATTATTGTCAACACTATCAAACTGCCCACCTCGACTCATTTGATTGGCAAATTTATAAAAAATACCTTCTTTGTCGGTAGCAGGAATACTGGCTAAGAAAGAATCTATCGCAGGTCCGTGTTTTTCTAAATAATGTTTTAAAGGTTTTAAAATACTAGTATCGTGTTCTGGTGCAGTAGGATTATACATAGGACCTTGCACAATTAATCCAGCAGTATGATTAAATTGACTAAAATCGTCAATTGGAGTTTGCGATTCGTCACTCATTCCAAACTGTGGAAAATATGCATGGCCTACTACCATAACTTGTGCGTTAGCGATTCGTTGTCCTAACTCGCTGTCTGCCCTTACATGATAACAAGTTTTACTATTAGGATTAGGACAGAATGTATATACACCTTGTTTGTCTAATGGGGGACGCTTTAAAAATAGTCCGTCAGCATAGACAAATCCAACAAAATCTTTTGGAGTTGCACGATCAAAGATTGGGTGTAGACTTGCAAATTCTTGAGCAAAGCGTTGACGTTCAGCAGTTTGCTCAGGAGTTCCAGGTTTACCGCTCTTGTTGGCAATAAAATCTGCTATCTCTTCCGGATTAGTTCCTTTAGCACCGCGAGACCATCCGTTATGTCCGGCTAAGATAAGAGGACCGTTCTTACGTTCTCTACCCCAGTAGATTTGAGGATTGCCGTCCCATTTTTTACGAATAGTAGTTGCTCCAGGCTTTTCTACTGATACTTCTTCATAGTGTTGAATAGCTTCTCTGGCTCCATCAGCACCATGAAAGAAAACAAAATGCTCTGGATGATTAAATGCCCGTCCTAATTTTTTAGCAGGCACTGCATCAGTTTCTTTGAGGAAAAGCTCTCGAAGTAACACTACTAATCCTTATATTTGTCGTTTTCTACATGCTGTTTTAATTCTTCATGTAGTTTATCGCAGATTTGTTTAGTAAGTTCTTCGTCAAGATCGTCTGGTAATTCTCTTATAGGAAACTGGTGAATATACATCTTGTAACATTCTTTTACAGCAGGTTCAAAAACTTCTGCACTAGTTTTTTTGTTATTATTAATTCTTTCTAGACAGTGTGAAATTACTGGATGTGTATGGCGACGATATGCGTGATCATCGTTGTGCATGAAATACACTAGATCTTCTGGTAGATCAAAGTTGATTTCTCGTCCCTTTTCACCGTGACTAACAAAGTCTAAATCATTAAAATATTTGCCTTCAAGCAATTCACGTATACGCATTTTTAATCCTGTCGTTAAGATTCAGCAGAAAACTCTGCGGTTAGTGTATTTATCGCTTGCAGGAATAAGAACTTATGCTTTGACTACCCGCTCAACCTTGTTTATTGAGCCGCCCAAGTGCATTTTTGCCATAAGTAAGTTGTTATCGCCGGTACAATAGAAGTATGTACCGCCCCAACTGTTTGATCTAGTTAAATCTCGCTCACAACTTTTAGTTAGTTTGAGTTTTTTATTACTTTTAGCCCACTCGATAAATGCTGAGTGTTCTTGTGTAGTTTTACCTAAAGTTACACGGTATTCAAAATCAATTTTTGGTAACAGTACAGTATTTTCTGCAATGATGCCAGAGCTTGGCGGAACGCTGATATACTTTACCTGATCAATACTTACTGAGCATAATTTATCAACATCTTCTCTACTATTAGTATAAAAACTGATCCAGGGATTTTCAATACGAATTTCGTAGTCTGTTAGATCTTTTATTATGTTTAATAATGATAACGCATAATCTCTGTCAGACGGATCTTTGATAGAATTTCTTTTATATCCATATCTAGCGGTAATTTTGCTTTCGTCGATATTAAGTTTACTAATTAAGCCAATCGAGTGTGAAAAGTCTTTATTTTTAAAATAACTAGCACCAGCACAAACTAAAACAATTTTGTACTGGTACTTGTTATTAAAAAGTCGTTTAGTTGTCTTGATTTGCATTTTCTACAATATCTTCTACAGTTAGCAAAGGTACTTCAGCGGCCTTTGGTTTAGAAGTTAATACAATCTTATTATTGTCGACTGATACATACAACCAGCCACCGCCTCGCAATTCACCAAACAACATCATCTTAGCAAGGTCACGTTTGATTTCTTTATCGATAACACGTTGTAGAGGACGGGCACCCATCTTACTGTCGTAACCATTATCAACAAACCAATTGATAGCTTCTTTATCAACTTTGATCTTGACACTCTTATCTTTAACTTGTGTTCTAAGTTCGTCAATGAATTTCTCAACTACCTTAACTACTGTGTCTCGGTGTAGTTTATTAAAGGTAATAACAGCATCTAATCGATTACGGAATTCAGGAGTAAAGAACTTTTTAAGGTCTTTGTCACTGTATTCTTTTTCTTGACTACCAAATCCAATGGCGTTCTTTTCAGCTTCATTGGCACCTGCATTAGTAGTTAGGATCAACACTAGGTTTCTACAGTCAGCCTGTTTGCCGTTTGAGCCAGTGATAAATCCATTATCCATCATTTGCAACAATACTGTGCTGACATCTGGATGTGATTTTTCAACTTCATCAAACAATAGAACAGCGTTTGGATTTTCTTGAATTTGAGTAATTAACAATCCTGCGTTGTCTTCAAACCCAACATAACCAGGAGGACTACCAATCAACTTACTGATGCTGTGCTTTTCTTGGTATTCACTCATATCAAAACGTAGCAACTTAACACCTAAGTGTTTGGCAAGGCTCTTGGCAGTTTCAGTTTTACCTGTACCAGTAGGACCCATGAACACAAAACTACCAATTGGTTTGTTTTCAGATTTCAAACCAGCCTGTGCTACAATAATCTTATCTACAATTTCTGTAACAGCCATATCCTGGCCGTAGACATCTTGACGAACGTTATTTTCGAGGGATGCCATAGTACTGCTTTCAGTTTCCATAATCTTGTCTTCAGGCATCTGAACAACTTTAGCAAGTTCGTATTGAATTTCGCGTTCACCGATAACACGGTCATCTGCAAGTTTAAGATTGAATCGCGAGCAGGCCAAGTCAATTAAGTCAATAGCTTTATCTGGTAATTTCTTATCTGTCTGATATTTGACTGACAGTTTCACAGCGGCTGTAAGAGCATCATTACGAATTTTAACATTATGGAATCCTTCGTAATATTTCTTAATACCTTTAAGGATTTGTAATGTTACTTCTTGTGTAGGCTCGTCAACAGTGATGCGTTGGAAACGACGCATTAATGCACGATCCTTTTCAAAGTGTTTACGATATTCTTCC